GTGGGATATAATGTAAGTTCAATAATAGTTTCTATCGCAAATACTTCTTCTGTTGGTATTGGATCAACTACGTTGAGATCTAATCAATTGTCGTCAAAATATGTCTCTATCGCCTCTTCAACATCACCAACTCCCAATATCATTTCTACATATGATAATCAGAGTTATAACTGTGCATATTATATAGTGAGCGTTGAAGATACTACCAATAATAGATATCAGGTATCTGAGGTTTTGGTTGTGGATAATAAAAATAATGTTCCATCATATGCTTCTACAAATGCATATGTCACAGAATTTGGTATTGTTCAAACAAATAATTCTTTAGGTTATGTTAGTGCCGATGTCTCCGGTACAAATACAATTTTATATTTCACTCCAATTTCTGGTATTAATGCCCAAGTAAGAGTATTTCAACACTCTCTGGGTATTTCTAACATAGATAGTACTATAAGCAGTTCCATAAACTTCTAATATTAATATGGCATTAGTTAATTCTGGAAATGGTTCATATACAGGAACTCTTTTTGATATAAAAAGATCATTTTCTTTAAATTATAATAGAAATCCAATATTTGAAAAATATTTCAATGGAAATAATGTAGGTATAGTTGATACTAGTAATAATAAAATCTATATTCCAAATCATTTTTTTGTGACCGGAGAAGAAGTTACATACTCTTACTCCACTACTGGTGATACTCAAAATGCAATAGGAATTGCCTCAACTTCAATTCCTGGAATAGGTGTTACAAATAAACTACCATCAACAGTTTATATTGTGAAATTGAATGATCTTTATGTTCAAGTTTCAGCATCAGCTTCTGAATCTTTAAAGACTATCCCATCAGTTTTAGATATTACCAATGTTGGAGTTACATCTCTTCACAAATTTACTGCAAAAAATCAAAATTCAAAAGTATTGTTAACGATTGATAATTTCATTCAATCTCCTATAGTTTCAACTTCAACCACTACATCTATTTTATCAACGATTTATGAAAGTGATTCTGATATTGATTTTTCCGACACAAAATCATTTTTTGCTGGAGATCTAGTTGAAATTGATAATGAAATTATGCTAATAAGTTCTATAGGTGTTGGTTATACCTATAGAGTTTCTGTACAGAGACAATGGATGGGAACCGGAATAGCATCTCATGCATCAGGTTCTTTGGTCACAAAAATTGTAGGAAATTATAATATTGTCGATAATGTTTTAAATTTCGTTTCTGCACCATATGGTCCAACTCCAATAGGTACATCGACAAATCCGCCAGATCAAGTAGATTATGTTGGTATATCGACCAATTCAACCTTTAGTGGGAGAGTTTTTTTGAGATCTGGTATTGTAGACGGTACAAATAAGGCATATTATAATAATTATATTTTTGATGATATTTCATCTGGATTTAATGGAATATCTACAAATTTTACTTTAAATTCCAATAAATCAAATATTACTGGGTTTTCTACCAGTAATGCGGTCATTTTAATTAATGATATTTTTCAGGGTCCATCAAAAACAGGAGTTGTTGGAGATTATTCATTAAAAGAAACCTCTGGAATTACAAGTATAAGTTTTTCTGGATCTGGATTATCAACGTCATATGATGTCAACACAAAAAATATTCCTCGTGGTGGAATTATTGTTTCAATTGGATCTACTAATGGATTTGGATATCAACCTTTAGTTGCAGCAGGTGGAACAGCAGTTGTTTCTGCATCTGGAACTATTTCATCTATTTCTATTGGAAATAGTGGTTCTGGATATAGAGCAGGAATTCAAACTACGGTAAGAGTTGGTGTCACTACCATAGGTATTGGAACAGTAGGCATTCAATTTATAGGAACAGCATCTATCAGTAATGGAAATATTGTAAGTGTTGCCATTACTAATCCTGGAATTGGATATACTAGATCAAAACCTCCTTTAGTGGTGTTTGATTCGCCTCTATCATATTCAAATTTACCATTAATTTATAGTACATCATCAACTTCAGGACTTGGAACTGAGGCAAAAATAGACATTGTTGTTGGACAAGGATCTAGTATTATAAGTTTTGAACTTATAAACAGTGGATATAACTATAAAGAAAAAGAAATTCTTACTGTTAGAACCGGAGGAACAATAGGTATACCAACAGTTACTTCGTCAACATTTAAAGAATTTCAAATAACAGTTGATAGAATATTTACAGATAAATTTAATGGATGGACATTTGGAGGTCTCCAACATTTAGATTCAATTGAGAGTTTATTTGACGGATCAAGAACTATTTTTCCATTAAAAATTGATGGAATTCAAAAAACTATTAGAACTAAAAGGGGATCAAATATTGATATTCAAGCATCATTACTAGTTTTCTTTAATGATATTTTACAAGTTCCCGGAAAGGGTTACATATTCAAAGGTGGAAGTAATATAACGTTTACGGAGGCACCAAAATTTGAAGATAGATGCAAAATTATTTTTTATTCGGGAACATCTGGTATAGACACTGCAGATATCGATATTTTAGAGACTATTAAATCTGGTGATACAGTAAAACTTAATGATGATGTTGAATATCTTAAAGAAGAAGAAAGATTAGTAACGAAAATTGTTTCTAGTGATGATATAAATACGAATGTTTATTTTGGTTCAGGTATTACATCTGACGTAAATTTATTAAGACCTTTAATATGGTGCAAACAGACCGATGACATTATTATTAATGGAAAATCTATACCAAAAAACAGACAGATATATGAAGCACTTATCTATCCAACAACAAATATAATACAAAATGTTGGAACTGCATCTACGGTTTTATTCGTAGAGAGTGTAAAAACATTTTTTGATTCTAAAAATGAATCAAATACAAATAATAGCAAAATTATTATCACATCTCAAGATACATCAGTCTCTGCGTCTGCAACTTCTATAGTTTCTGCTGCTGGGACTATTAGTTCCATTCAAATTATTTCTGGTGGGATTGGATACTCAACTTCCCCCAAAATATCTATTGCATATCCTGTTGGATACGGTATTTCTGTACCTCAAGCATCGTATATTCAAGGAGATCCTGTTCCTGTAGGGTTAGGGACGGTTGCAACCTTTACTTCTACAATTTCTGTTGGGGGAACAGTTTCTTCAATATCTGTTATTAATGCCGGATCTGGTTATACCTCTTCAAATCCTCCTATAGTAAATATTGAACCACCAACTTTATATAAAGAGGTAATTTCAAATATAACCTATGAGGGAGATTTTGGTATAATTACTGGAATAAAAACAACCTCTGTTGGAGTTGCTTCTACCGGAATTACATTTGATCTTTACATTCCACAAAAATCCTTCTTAAGGGATACAAGTATTGTTGTTGGTACTGGTATTACTCTTAGTGGTATTCAAACGGGTTATTATTTTATCGTCTACAATTCCAACATTGGTAAAGGAGTCACTTCACTCAATTCCAATGGAAGTATTGTTGGTGTTGGAAGTACATTTTTAGACAACATATATCAAGTTTCTGCGGTGTCTATAGGTCAGACTATGGTTCCTGGAGTAGGATCGACATATGTTGCCAAAGTAACTATAAGTCTATCAAGTTATAATCAACTATCTGGTCTTGGATTTAGTGGATTCTATGGTGAATATAGTTGGGGAAGAATTTCTGGACTATCGAGAAAAAATCCAAAATCTTTTAATATCTATAATACGGGTATTACAGGAATCAGCACTTCCCCAACTGTACAAAGATTTACACCATTAAAATACGAAACGTACCTCACATAAATAGATAAAAAACGGAAAATGTCTGCAATTATAACTGACCAAATAAGAATTTTAAATGCAAAAAGTTTTGTCTCTGTGGCAACTTCTTCTAGCAATTCTCTCTATTCATTTGTAGGTCTTCCTAACGCCACCGATTATGATTCAGATTGGAACATATCATCCCCGTCACCAAAAGATTGTTTTGAGCAAGAGAATGATTATTGGGATACGATGATTGCTTTGAAAAAAATCAAAGAAGATGATATAAAACAAGTTGTTCGTAAAATAACTTGGTCTACAGGAAATACATATGATATGTATCGTCATGATATTAATAGATTAAATCCATCTTATCCATCGCAGGCACTTAGTCTATATTTGTCGAACTATTATGTGGTAAATCAAGACTATAAAGTTTATATTTGCCTTCAGAATGGAACTACACCAGAAAATCCTCAGGGATCTCCATCTTTAGATGAACCAACATTTACTGATTTGGAACCAAAGGCGGCCGGAAATTCTGGAGATGGTTATATTTGGAAATATCTATACACTATTAAACCAAGTGATATTGTAAAATTTGATTCAATTAATTTTATGCCAGTTCCCAAAAATTGGGAAACTAATAGTGAAAATGCACCTGTTAGACTTAACGCAAGTCCACCAAATGGACAATTAAAAATTGTTACAATTACCAATCGTGGTGTTGGAGTGGGAACTGCTGGAAGGACTTACACAAGGGTTCCGATTAAAGGCGATGGAACTGGTGCTGAGGCAACACTTGTTATAAATAACGATCA